CTATAGCGAAAAAGACATATCTTACAGAGCTAAAGGCAACATTAACATTCGAGCAGATAAAAACTTAAACTTAGAAGGCAATACATCAGTAAATATTGCGGCAGGTGTTTATGGTGAAGCACACCAAGAGCAAGATGAAGACGGTAACCAACGTGGCGTACTTAATATCAATGCCGGCGCAACTGCTAACATGAAAGTTATGCAAGATTTTGTATTAGAAGTAGACGATCAAGGAAGCCTGCATTTAGCTTCTAGGAATTCAATGTTTGCTACAGCCGAGAAAAACATGCACTTAAATGCCAAAGCCAGTATGTTTAATACAGCGGCAGAAAGTCAGCATATTAAAGCTGGCAGTGATGCAACTGTACAAGCTGGCGGCAGAGCAAACGTATTGGGCAGTACAGTACACTTAAATGATGGCGGCAGTGCAACACAGGCAGAAATAAGTAAAGTTGCTAATGCAATTCCACTAACAGGATTTGAAGACCAACCAATAGAAACTCCGGGTTGGGAATATGACTTACAGGATACTACCGAAGATAACCCGTTGACTACCGAAGGCAAGAGAGAAGGTGCACAGGATACTGTTAATAGTATTATGGATAAGTTGTTGACACGTGAGCCATACATAGGTCATGCGGATAAAGACAAGCCAACTAGTTAAGAATTAGCTAAAACTTCTTTTTGCAAATCAGCAAACTTGATATAAGCTCTATATTTGCCTTCTTGTTCTTCGGCAATCATTTTCTTTAAAGTTTTGATTTCAGATCTTAGTTGGTTGCATTCGTTGTTTTTATCGACGAGCATATGGCGAAGTTGTTCTTCTAATGTGTCGTTAAGTGGTTTAGGTTCAATCATAAAATATCTCTGATTTAATAATTTCTACTGTTTCAAAATTCACTAGCACTTCATTGTGACTAGTACCCATTTCAATCTGTGTTAAGTTTTTAAAATTACTCGGTACAGATTTTTGTGTCCTGACTGTGAGCGTTCCATCGTTGGTTTCGCCCATGCCAGCAAGGTCATTGCCAGCACCTTTGTTTCCTGTTGTTACTACATTAATTATCTTAAACTTGTTATTAACACTCTGTAATGCAGTGATAAACACACTCTTTGGATTTAGTGCGTTGAATAGTTTACTGTTCCTAAATGCATACGACAGCCATTTAGCTGTCCTACTTCCACCCCATGGAGCACTCATGGCAACAAACTCTTTGCAGTTCTCAAACGTTATTACGGCTTTCATTGCTAACAAACAACCGTAACTGTGTGCCACCACAGAGAATGGATCATTGCCGAACTCTTCGTATATTTGTCTTTGGATACGGACTACTATCTCACTAGGTGTTTCTTGAGAGTCGTATTCTATATAGAGTACGTTATGCTCTGGTAACCATATTTCTAAAAAATTATAACTAAGTGTGGAGGCACCACTGCCATGTACAAAGACTATATTTTTTTTAGCTGGTAGTGGCATTCTTCAACATGGCTTCCATTTCATAGAACTCTTGCGGTACTTTGCCTTTTTGTCCTACGAGGTTCACCATTTCGAACAATACATACCCTTTGGTGTGGTAATCGTAAATGCCTACAGAGTGTAGACGATTTTGTTTCTTCGACATCATCTTTTGGAAACGTGGACCGTAACCAGAAGAATTGTCAGTTAATTTTAACTGCCTATTAACTGCATCTGCTTTTTTGCAGATATTGTCGAATCGTTCAATGATATTTCTCATCAAATGTTCCTATAAATTTATAAAAGTAGCAAGATAATTCCAACTACAAGTAAGAAAGTTCTTACTATGTTATTATGTATCCTTTACGATCAAAAGTCAACATTTTTTTAGGCTTATTATGGTGTTTATTATAACTAGTTTTAATCCATTAGGATAAATAGTTGTATGGCTAATATATACAAAGGATTCAGCACAGTAGGACAAATAAGGGCACCTTACACCTTAATTGATGGAGACCTTATAAAAGCAGACTTGCTCAACGAACTTTACACTAAAAGGGGTGAGCGACTAATGAGACCTACTTATGGTACTAGAATTTGGGATATCTTAATGAACCCATTAGACAAGTACGTTGTTGAAGAAATTAAAGAAGACATAGAACGCATAGTAGAAAAGGACACTCGTGTAGAGATGACTGATTTATTTACTGATGTTTTAGACCACACAATTCGCATAACGTTGCATTTAAAGTTTAAGCCGTACCTTTCGGAAGACACTTTGTTTGTAGAATATGCTAGGGAAAATGTAGAGATATAATATGGCAGTTAACAGCAGACAAAATAATTTATTCGCGGCAGAAGACTGGGCAGTAGCCTACCAAGCATATAGTCAAGTAGACTTCCAAGCATATGACTTCGACACAATTAGAAATGCGATGGTCGAGTATATTAAAACTAACTTCCCAGAGAACTTTAACGACTACACCGAAAGTTCAGAATTTATTGCAATCATAGAATTGCTTGCCTACCTCGGGCAAAGTATTGCATTCAGAATGGATGTTAATACCAGAGAAAACTTTTTAGAAACTGCTGAGCGAAGAGACTCAGTATTTAAACTTGCAAGACAACTTGGATATAATCCAAAACGAAATATTCCTGCAAGTGGATTAATGAAAATTGTAAGTGTTGCAACTTCAGAGCCGTTAACAGATAGTGCAGGTTCAAGTATAAACGACAAAACTATTAGCTGGAATGATTCAAATAACCCAGACAGTTACGAACAATTTTTAACTATATTAAATAGTGCATTCGGCAATGTTAACAGATTCAGTAAGCCTGTAAAAACAGGAACCGTTGGCGGAATTATAACTGACAGATACGATATTAACACTCCCACCACTTCGCCACTAGCATACGGATTTAGTGTTGATGTTAACGGCATTAATAGAAAGTTTGAATATGTGAATGCCGACTTTGAGGATGCTGGCGTATTTTCAGAAAAGCACCCTGATCCCACAAACAACTTTTCAATAGTTCACAGAAATGACGGACTAGGATCGTTGAGTAAGAATACTGGGTTCTTTATGTTATTCAAGCAAGGCGTACTATCAGAAACTGTTTACGACTTTACTACTCCTATAGAAAATAGAGTACAAGATATTACTACATCTAACATTAACGAACACGATGTATATTTGTCTGAAATAAATGTTGACGGAACTGTACTAACTAAATGGACAAAAGTACCGAACACTGTTGGACAAACATTAATGTACAACAACAAGGCTAAAAGCACTCCATTGTTATACGCTGTTCAAAACTTAGGCACTGGCGGAATCAGATTGCAATTTGCAGACGGTAATTTTGCAAATGTTCCTATGGGCACATATGTAGCACAATACAGAGTTAGTGACAACGAACGATTTACATTACAACCAGATGACGTTAGAAGTGTTGTGTCAGTAATACCATACTTAACACAAGACGGTAAAACTTATAACTTAACAATCACAGCAAGATTAGAAAATGCAGTATCTAATAGTTTGCCTGCAGAAACACTTGCTGGTATTAAGGAACGAGCACCACAGGCATATTATGCCCAAGACAGAATGGTAACTGCTCAAGACTACCAAGTACTTCCTTTAGCAAAAAGCACAAACATTAAGAAATTAAAAGTGACCAACAAAACACATGCTGGGCACAGTAGATACATCGACATTACTGATCCTACTAGTACTTTCCAAACCACAACTAGCATTGCAGAAGATGGCGCATTGTATGAAGAGGCTAGTAATTCAAGTGACTCGTTCATAGTAACCACTTCTAATACTACGCAAGATTTTATTAATACCAAATTTCCAAAGATTATTAAGAACTTAAAACTTAATGATTTTATTTACAGTACTTTTAGAACTAAAATTAAGGAAGTTCCTGCTTTTGCTGACATGTTTGATATTTCATTATTCGGCATAAAGTGGAACACGTTGCCTAGAAAGAGTGACGGAGTATACGGTTTCATGTCTGAGATATATACAGCTGGCGGAACTGAAACAGACGTTAACAACGCAAATTCACTATTTAAAATTATACAGCCCGGATACATGTTAAAATTTTATAATCCGGAAGATAAAACAAAGTACGAATGGGTCAAAGTTATTAGTATAGATAATAACGGGGTTAGGAACTCAGCTAGTAGTACAGCAAATGGACCTGTTAAACTTAATAAGAAAATTACTAACGGTTGGAAGTGTGATGAGTTAATTGTTATACTAAGAAAAACATTATTTGCTTTAGAAGAATCACAACTGAAGGCGGCTATGGCGGCTCGAAGAACATTCGGTGTAAGATTTATGCCTAGTGACAACAGATATTATATTATTGAAAATAACAATTTAAGTGCAGTTACAGAGTTTAGTGCGGCAAGCACAGGCTCTACAGCTGGCTCTGGCATAGATGCAAG